TCATCCGTCGAGTGGGCGACGCCGCAGGCTCTTTTTGACGAGCTGGACGCGGAATTCCACTTTGACCTCGATCCATGCAGCACGCACGAGAACGCGAAATGCGCGGATCACTTTACCAAGGTGGAGGACGGTCTTTTCCAAAATTGGGGGGGTAAAAGGGTGTTTTGCAATCCGCCCTACGGGAGGGAGCTTCCGAGATGGATTAAGAAAGCGCACGACGAGGCTGAGAAAGGTGCGCTCGTGGTGATGCTCATTCCGGCGCGGACGGACACACGAGCCTTTCACGACTATATTTATCATCAGGCGGAAATTAGGTTTTTGAAGGGGCGGATCAAGTTTGGCAATGCGAAAACTTCCGCGCCTTTCCCATCGATGTTGGTTATTTTTAGAGGAGGGTCGAGATGAACGATTTGAACGAATTGCGCGATGAGATTTACAGTGACGCGGTGGCACACGGGCTGTGGGATGAAACGCATATTTGGAAGCTGATAGCGACGAATGAGGATTTCCGAAAAAGCGACATAGCTGACATAATTACTTGCGCAAACAGCGATGAAATCAGAAAGAACGCGATTGCTACTTTGTTTGTTTTGATGGAAATTCGCGAACTTATCTTTGCAACGGAAGACACAGATCACTTTCGCGAGGAGCTGGCGGATGTTCTCATCCTGGTGCTGTCTGTCGCCGGGTATCTGGGCATCGACATTGACAAGGCGGTGCGGGCGAAGATGGAGATCAACCGAGGACGTGAATGGAGGCACGGGAAATGAAATGTAAATGGTACGCCGGTTTTGAAGGCGTTTGCACCAATGGCGAGTGCCCGTATCGCGGCGGCACATGCCCGACGAGCGAACACCCGGAGGTATGCAAATACGCGGAAGAGAAGGAAGAGAAGCCCGAAATTCCGCAGTTAAGCGCGGAAGAGCTGGCTAAGACACTGAGGCTCTGCGGTAGCGCGAGTTGTCGCGGTTGTGCGTTTTTCGAAGCGTCTGACTGCGGAAACATCATATTGCCGCAAGCCGCCGACATGCTGGAAAAGCTGGCGGCGGAGAAGGACGCGAAGGAGCCGGAGTGGATCAGCGTCAAGGACAGGCTGCCGGAGAAAAGATGTGAAACATACCTTTGCAGTCTTGATAGCTGTTTGTTTCCGGGCAGCCAATATGTTGACATCCGCATATTTGGTAACGACGGGAAATGGAGGAACGGCACGGTCACTCACTGGATGCCGCTGCCCAAGCCGCCGAAGGAGGAAGAGCGATGAAAACGCCTGAAGAAATCAAAAAAGCCGTGAGTTTGTGCATTTTGTGTGAGAGATGCACGGATTGCCCGTATTGCGAGAGCGAGAGCGAGACGGGATGTATGTCCGTGCTGAATGCTGACGTGCTCGCCTATATCGAGCAGCTTGAAGCGGAAAGAGAGGGAAAGAGCCATGAGTGAAAAACCGAAATGCCCCGGATGCGGGGCTGACATGGAGTTGATGAATTTGTGTAACACCGTATTTTGCTACGTCTGCAAATGCGGCTGGGATTCGCCAGTCGGCATTGATTCTGGATCGGCGTTCCGAATGGCAATACGCCGCGCCGAGCCGAAGAACCGCGTGCTGACGCTGGAAGAGGTGAGCGCACATTGCGCAGATGGCGCTGATGCTGCGCCGCTGTGGGTGGAGTTTAACAGAGGCATAAACGGATGGGTACTGATTGCACCAGTTAGAGAGACTTGTAAAATGGGTTTTGTGAGCAAGTATCTTGCGGTAATGGGTGGTTTGTACGGCAAGGAGTGGCGTTGCTGGCTGCGCAAGCCGACGGAAGCGGAAAGGTGGGAAACGCCGTGGTAAAGCTGATGACTAAACTTCGGCAGAAGTTATGCCGTCACGCATTTATACAATGCGGGAAATGGCATCACGAGGGCAAAACATGGCATCTTACAGGTCAATGCGCCGTATGCGACCGTGAAGTATTCCATATATCCCTGAAAGATGCATGCGTTGAGAAGATGTATGATGAAATGCAGAAGGAGAAAGAGAGGCGAAAAACATGACGCTAGGCGAATGGGTACATTGCGATGGATATATCAAAAAATCTGGGAATCACTACAATGTCATCCCTTGGAAGGAAAAGCGGCAAGCGGCGGCGGGCGGATATCCAATAACAAATTTTGAGCCGCATATAGATGCTGCAATTTTCGAAGACAGCGACAAAAATATGTTCGAAGTTGAAGACGAGCATTACTGCGAACGCATTAAATTTATAGAGCATCCTTTTGACGGCATTTTTGTTGGGGTTAAAAACGTCTGCATGATGCTCTCTTGCGGCTACGACGAGGACGCAAAAATAATTTTTGAAAAATACAATCCGATTGATGCTGCTATTATATATTACCAAACAGGGAGAAAGCGTTTGGTGCCGCTAGACAAATTGAGTATTGTGGAGGCGAAAAGCCATGAATGACGCGCCATGCCGCGACTGCGCGAGCCGCGAGGTCGGCTGTCACGCGGGATGCGAGAGATACAAGGCGTATGCCGACGGACGGAAAACGGTGCTGGAAAACCACTACACAGCTTGCCTAGAGGGAACGGGCAGAAAGCGCAGTCACGAGCGCTGGCTAAAGTTTCAGCGAAAGACGCAAAAAGGAGGCTAATAATGCAGTTGACGGAAGCAGACAAGCGAACGCTGCTTGACACGCGGAAAAAGCGCAAGGCGTACGTTAGAACGGAAGAAGCCTACGAGGAGGAAAAGGCTGCCTATTTGACGGCGCAAAAGCTCACGGGCATGCCGTCCGGCTCGTCCAGCGGTGCAGGACTTGAAGCGTATGTCATACGACGTGACAAGGCTTTCGAGGCACTGCAAGCCGCGAGTATGGCGTACTTTACGGCGATATATGCGGCTCTGGACGTGATCGACAAGATCATCATGCAAATCGAAACGCCGGAGAAGGTCAGTAGGGTGCGCGAATTCTGCAAGGCGTATTTCGTCGAGGGATTGTCCGTCACTGAGGCAACGGCTCGTCAAGGTCTTGCTGAGAGCACGGGCTGGGCGTACAAGAGGGAGATTATAGGCGACTTGCAGTAGACTTATAGAGCGGTTGGAGCTACACATAGAGTGCGACCGTGTGATAACATTAAAATCAGCGAAGAGCGCAAAGCGCAGGACGCTGGGCTATAATCAGCAGCAAAGCCGCGGCGAACGTCACGGCTTTTGTTTTGGGGTGATTTGCGCTTTACCTCCGGCGCAGATCGGGACGCAACGCAGACAGGGACGCAGAGTGGGAGTGGCGTTGCTTATGCTGATTCAGGAGGATGTGCAGGGAAGGTTTGCGGCATGGAAAAACAGCAAACTCAAAAGACAGCCGAGGAACGCTATGAAGAACTTCGGCAAGAAAACATCCGAAGACTGCAAAGAGAGATTGAGCTGCTGGAAGATCGGATTCAGCGGAGACAGCAGTTTGCCCCATTCCCGAGCTGCTTTATGCAGCCAATTCCGATCACGCGTGATGAACAGATGCTGGCGGCACTGTGTTGCACAAACATTTTTCCATCTCCGCCTCCAAAATCGCCACTTGACAAGATGCTCGAAACGCTGGAATGGGAAAATTCACACGGCTGGTTATACAAGCTGATTCATTGGCGGGAAAAGCCAAATCGGAGGTAATTATGGAGATCAAGCGCGTCAAGCTGTCGAAGCCATCAGAAAAACCGAAAAAACAGCTTCATTCCTCTGCAAAAAACAGCCTTGATATCGCTTTCGACAGCGCGATTGACTTTGAACTCGACTTCGATCTTGGCGATTTCGACCTGACGCTTGGCGAGGAAAGCGAAGACGAGGGCGGATTCAAAACGCGAATCATGCGCCCAAAGATGAATGTGAAAAACGTTTCGCACAAGGTTGTCTATCGGAACGCTGAAAAGTTGGCGGAGAAAATCGATCTGACGGAAGGGGCAAGAACATTCGCGTGGGTATCTGGTGATTTCATCTTCGGCGATCTGCTGGAAGCACTGGTGATGAAAAAGCACATCAGCCCGAAGAAGATATATATTTGTTCGCTTGGAATGTCGCAAGACAACATCGACAGCCTGCGGAATATCATCGAGTGGACGGACTTGGAGCAGCTAACCATCCTGCTTTCGGGCTATTTCTATTCACACGAAAAAGAACGCCTTATCCCGTATATGTACAAGGAGCTTGACGTTGGCGACAAAACGCAAGTCGCCTTCTCGAATTATCATTGCAAAATCATCACCGTTGAAACGTTTCCAGGGCATTTCTTCACGATTCACGGGAGCGCAAACATGCGCTCGTCAAACTCGATTGAGCAAATCGTCATCGAGGAAGGAGAAGAACTGTATCGATTCAACGCCGATATCATGGATGAGCAAGCGAGGCTGTACGGCACGATCAATCACGACGTACCACAAAACTATTACATCAGGAGGGATGCAGCATGGCAAGCGGCTCAGGAAAGTTCGCGAAGATAAACAAGCTTAGATCGTCCACTGCGGCGAGCAGGCGCAGGACAAAGCGCTCGAAGGCTGAAAAGGCGTGGACTGGCGATCTGCCGTTCTAACGCTCGATAAGGAGGAATCGGAATGCCGCGTGGGGTGCATCCGAACAGCCTTGCAAATCTGAAACGCGGTAAACGATTCGGGAACGGCGACGATTCGACGACGATTGACGCAAGCAGAAGCGGAAAGAACGGCACGAAAAAGCAGCGAGAGAAAAAGACGCTTGCCGAGTACATGAGCCTGATTCTTGATGCGTCGGTAAAAAACGAAGAGCTTAAAGATAAGATGAGCGAAATTCTTGACATCGAAGACGATGACAAGACATACGGCATGGCGCTGATGATTGCGATGTTCCAACGCGGCATGAAAGGCGACGTCTCAGCGGCGAAGTTCGCGGCGGAGCTTGCGAACAGCAAGAGCGACGCGGAGAAGCAGCTCGACCATGTGCGGGAAATTATGAAGCGGCTTGACGCAGAATCAGGAGCGCCAAATGCTCAGTAAAAAGCAGCGCGAATACCGTCGCGAAGCAACGGCTACATGGAACATCAAAATCGGCGCAACGCGCTCAGGCAAGACATATGGCGATTATTTCATCCTGCCGAAGCGGCTGATCGAGGGCGAAGGAAAACCGGGGCTTAACGTCATCCTTGGGAACACACGCGGAACGATACAAAGGAATATCATTGACCCCATGCAGGAGATATGGGGCACAGATATGATCTCCGACATTAAAAGCGACAACACGGCGATTCTGTTCGGTCAGCGCGTCTATTGTCTGGGCGCGGATAACGCAAAGCACGTTGACCGCTTGCGTGGACAAAGCGTCAAATATTGTTACGGCGACGAGGTTGTTACATGGTCGGAATCCGTCTTTGCGATGCTTCAATCGCGTCTGGACAAACCGTACAGCCTTTTCGATGGGACGTGTAACCCGGAGGGACCGAACCACTGGTTCAAACAGCGTCTCGACAAAGCCGGCGCTGATTGGTACATACAGCAATACACGATTGACGACAACCCTTTCCTTGACAAGCGCGTAAAAGAGCGCATGAAAAAGGATTTCGAGGGCACTGTCTACTATGACCGATACATATTAGGGCGCTGGGCGCAAGCCGAAGGCATGATCTACCCCGGTTATTCCTCAGCGCTCGAAACACCGTTCACGCCGCCGCGCTGGCGTGATGTTTTCGTCTCCATCGACTACGGCACACAAAACGCCTTCGCTGCTCTGTTGTGGGGCAAGAGCGAGGGCGTTTGGCATATTTTCCGGGAATATCGCTACTCAGGACGCGACACGCAGGTACAAAAGACCGATGAGGACTATGTGCGCGACATGGAGCGGTTCGTCAGCGAGAGCCTGCCGGAAGACCAGCAGCGCGGCATTATGACGATCATTGATCCTTCGGCTGCATCGTTCATCGCGGCGCTCAGACGCTCACGGCTTGCCTTCCGTGTACGCAAGGCAGACAACGACGTGCTGGACGGCATCCGCGACGTTGCGGTTTGCATGCAGCGCGGAGACGTGCGGATTTTCGACAATCTGCCGGAGCTACGGAAAGAGTTTGACGGCTATGTTTGGGACGACAAGGCGGACGACAAGCCGATTAAGGTCAACGATCACTTAATGGACGCGCTGCGCTATGGAGTGCGCACCATGCGGCTTGTCAAGCCGAAGGAAGAATATAAAAGCCCATTTTTTAAACAAGGGAGGTGATGGCGTTGCTGACGTGGCAGGATTTCCCGACGGACGAGGATAAAATCCCCGATTTCATCTCGCAGATGATTGCGGAGCACAAACAAAATGAAGCGGTTGAAATGGCACGGACTGCCGACCTGTACGACCATCAGAGAAACAAAACCGTCAATGAATATGTGCAGAAAATCTATTCGTCTACCGGAGTATCGGTGCAAAACTATGTTGCGTCAAACAACAAGATCGCGTCGAATTTCTTCCGGAGGTTGAATACACAGCGCTGCGCCTACTCGCTGGGCAACGGCGTGACCTTTGCAAGCAACAAAGACACCGACGGAAAAGCGAAGCAGGGCGGCGGGACTAAAGCAAAGCTGGGCAAGACGTTTGATACTGAGTTATACAGAGCTGGATATCTGGCGCTGATTCACGGTGTCAGTTTTGTGTTTTTTAACTTTGATCACATTCACGTCTTCCCACTGACTGAGTTTGTGCCGTTGTGGGACGAGAATGACGGCACGCTGCGCGCCGGTCTGCGATACTGGCGCATTGACAGCACTAAGCCGACGATTGCCGTACTGTACACCGAAGACGGTTACAGGCGGTTTAAATCAAAATCTGGGTGTGCGCAATTTGAGAAAGATGGAGATCTGCGCGCGTACAAGCAGACCGTCTCGAAAGCGCCTGCCGATGCAGAGCCTGAGGTTATCGCCGAGGAAAATTACAGTCGCCTGCCGATTGTCCCGCTGTGGGGAAGCCGATTGCATCAGTCGACGCTTGTCGGTTTACAGCAAAGCATTGACAGCTATGATCTGATTCGGTCTGGATTCGCAAACGATTTGCAGGACTGCGCGCAAATCTATTGGATTCTTGAAAACTACGGCGGTATGGATGACAAGGATTTGCAGAAATTCCGCGACCAAATCCTCTTACAGCATATCGCAGTCGCAGATACGCGCGATGGCGGCGGCATCAAACCGTATACGCAAGACATACCATATGCCGCGCGGACGGCGTATTTGCAGACCATCAGGCAGGATATCTACGAGGATTTCGGTGGGTTTGACACTAAGGCGATTTCGGCATCTAACCAGACCGCAACGGCGATTAACTCCGCGTATCAGCCGCTCGATGAGAACGCAGACGATTTTGAAAATCAGCTCGAATCCTGCATTCGGTCGATTCTGGGACTGATCGGCATTGATGATGTCCCCATTTTCAAGCGAAACCGAATCAGCAACCAGCTTGAACAGGTGCAAATGCTGATGCTTGAAGCACCGTATCTTGACAGACAGACGATCCTTGAGAATCTGCCGAATATCTACATTGACAAAGTGCCGGAGATCATGGCGCGGCTGGATGAGGAAACAGAAGGGCGGTTTGTGCGCGAGGAATCGGAGGAGGAAGCCGATGAATAGTCGTCTCTATGAGAATCTGCGGCACTGGATACCCGGAAATGACGAAACCGAAGGAAAATTTGGAATACCGCGTATTCATCCTGGCTTTTTGCCGGAAGAAATTGAAGCGTGGTTGCCGTTTAATGACCTGTCGCGCAGACTAACAAAAACCGAAGCGGTTCAGATGTACGTCGATGATTACCGAATTGAGCGTCTATGGAATGCGCCTACAAAGTATCTGTGTGGATTGCGCAATTCGGCAGCTGTTCTGTCACCTGATTTTTCGATTTATGCAGATGTTCCCCAAGCGCTGGGAATATACAACCACTATCGCAAACACTGGCTTGGCGCATTTTGGCAGTTAAACGGAATTAACGTTATACCTACCATTTGTTGGGGAGATGAAAGCACGTTTGATTGGTGCTTTGACGGTGAACCCCAAAATGCCATTGTCAGTGTATCAAGTGTGGGCACGCAACGCGGTCAGGGGGCGAAAGCGGCATTTATGCGCGGATATGATGCAATGCTGGAACGCCTCAATCCATCCGGCATCATTTTCTTCGGCAACGTCCCGGTGGAAGCGCGTGGAAATATCATCCATGTTGATACATTCTATAAGCGTTTCGAGCAAAGGAGGGAAGAACGTGCTCAAAATCAGTCTTGAGTTGTTTGGAGGGCGCGGCGGCGGTTCCGGCGGCGGAGGCGGTGCAAGATTTGTGAAAGGGTCAAGCGACGGGGCGCTTGTAAAAGCAAAAAAGCAGATCATCGAGGGAACTTTCCGCGAGGCAAGAGGCTGGGGCGGCAGCTATCACAAAGAGGAAGTTCTCGAAGCTACAACTGACGGGAAAGGAAACCTGACGTTTTCATATGCTCAGCCAGTAACGCGCACGAAAACAGCCCAAACAAACAGAACGCAGCATCTTACATACGAAGTTGCGCATGGTGCGCTTGATGGGAAAACCTTCGGAATTAACTGGTCGAAAGTAAACTCTATCAGCGGGCAAACTTACAATTTGCGAGCAGAAGCTAAGGCGAACGGGCTGTCTTGGGATGGAGTAAACAAACGTTGGCGCAGAAAATAGGGGTGACGGCACTTGACAGATCAGGCGGTTCGATGGACTGACAAGCAGATCGAAGAGCTAGAGCGGCGCATCCGCGACGTGTACACCGACGCGGCGGCTGACATTCAGCGAAAACTTGACAAGTTCATCGCAAAGTTCCGCAGGGACGACAAAAAATATCGCGCGCAGCTCGAAGCGGGAGAGATCACGCAAGAGACGTACCGCGATTGGCTGGCAGGGCAAGTATTTCAGGGAAAGCGCTGGAGGCGGATGCTTGCCAACATGACGGAGACGCTGACGCACAGCAACGAGCTTGCTATGCAGATCATCAACGACACGACCCCAGAAGCGTTTGCCTATAATGCCAACTGGTCGAGCTACACACTTGAGAAGGGCGCACGGATAAATATGGGCTTTGAGTTGTACGACGCATCGACCGTCAAGCAGCTTATCCGCGATCAGCCCGACCTTCTGCCGCCGTCAAAGGTGGATATACCAGTAGACAAGCGCTGGAATCATACGCAGATCACGCAGCAGATCACGCAGGGCATCATCCAAGGCGAACCGCTTGAGACGGTTGTGAAGCGATTGCAGCGTGTGACGACGGCGAACGAGGTCAGCGCAAGGCGACACGCGAGAACCGCGATGACGTACGCGCAGAACGCAGGGCGCATCGAAAGCTATCACCAGGCGGCAAAGCTGGGTATCGAGCTGCAAAAGGAGTGGCGGGCGACGCTGGACAACCACACGCGCCATTCTCACGCTATGCTTGACGGGCAGCGAGTAGACGTGGACAAACCGTTTCAAAGCGAGCTGGGCGAGATCATGTGTCCGGGCGACCCGAACGCAAGACCCGCGAACGTGTACAACTGCCGGTGTGCGCTCGTGTCGTACAATCCCAAATACCCGCCGCGAAATGAGATGCGGCTCGACAACGTCACCCGCGAAACGATACCGTTCAAAACTTACGCGGAGTGGGCAGGATGGAAGGAGACGCACAATGGCGGGAAATCTGATCGACAACAGCGCGGCGTTTTTGGCAGAGCTGGAACGCGCAAAGGCGCGGGCGCTTGAGACCATCGGTCAGCAAGCCGAGCGATACGCGAAAGACAAGTGCCCCGTCGGAACGGTTGAAAGCACGGGAAAGAAAGGGTACATCGGCGGAACGTTAAGAAACAGCATCACGCACAGGGTTGACGATGATGCGGTAAGCGTGGGAAGCAACGTCGAATATGCCCCATATGTCGAGCTGGGCACTGGACCGTATTTCGAAGCGCCGCCTGAATGGGAGCAGTTCACGACGACGCGAGGAAGCGGCGTTGGCAAATCCTATGTCAGACCCAGACCATACATCAGACCCGCGATTGAAGATCACCGAGAAGAGTATAAGGAAATCATGCGAGACGAGCTATCAGGAGGTTAAAAATGGGGCTTATCAAGTGGTTCAGACGCGAGAAAATCCGCCGGGGAGCGCGAAAAGAGATCAAACAGGAGCGAGAATCCGCGACCGGCACAAGGCAAGGTCAACGCGCACTGGCGCGGAAGATCGAGAAAATCAGGGCAAAGGCAAACAAGGAAATTGACAAGCACCGCTGAGAGCAGCGGTTTTTTTGGGCAAAAACGGCAAAGTACCGCCGTTTGCATATAAAGCGAAGGGCGAAGAACAGCCCCCGAAGTAAAGGAGCGTAAACATGGCATTCACGAGAAAATTTCTCAAGGCGCTTGGTTTGACCGAAGAACAGGTTGATAGCGTGGTTGAGGCGCACACGGAAACCGTTGACGGGCTGAAAAGCCAGATGGCGGGCTACAAAGCCGACGCTGAGAAGCTGGAAGACGTTCAGAAGAAGTTGGACGATCTTAAAGCCAAAGGCGGCGGAGAGGACTACAAAAGCAAGTATGACAGCGAGCACGCGGCTTTCGAGAAGTACAAACAAGACCAGAACGCCAAAGAATCGGCGGCACTGGCCGAGCGGCTGTACCGGGAGCAGCTTAACGCGCTGGGCATCACCGGAAAGCGAGCTGACAGCATTGTACGCCTGACTGATCTTTCCACCGTGAAGGTCAAGGACGGCAAGCTGGAAGACACAGAAGGCGTGAAGAAGGGCATCCAGACCGACTATGCGGATTTTATCCCAAACACCAATACGTACGGCGCGAATGTGGATAATCCGCCCGACAACAACGGCGGCGGTGGGGCATCCAGCCGTGCGGCACAGGTTGCCAAGGATTATTACGCCGCGATTTATGGCGCGGCAGAAGGAGCGAAAAAATGAGCTTTATCAAAGCTGAAAACGGCGCGGTTTACGCGCCTGGTTATTTTCTGGTTCATCCAGAAGACGTAACGCGGGAGACTTGCACGGTCAAGGCAGACCACGAGAATGTCAAAACCGCCACAAACGGTGGCAAGTATGTTCCGGCGGGGTCTGTCATCCCGGCGAATGACACAACGGCGGTCGGCATCCTGTATGAGGATGTGGACGTGTCCAGCGGAGACATGCCGGGTTCTATCGTTACGCGCGGAGCTGTCTATGAGGACAAGATTTCTCCGGCGGTTGAAACGACGGCAAAGACGGCGCTGAAAAGCATCACCTTTGTTGCCACTACCCCGGCAATCACGCGCCCGTACTGAAAGAGGTGAGAAAAATGGCTGAAATGTTTGAAAACAACATCCTGGGTTTTATCCCGCAGAAAGATTGGCTGAACATTCCGTTCCAGGTTACCCGCCCGAACGACCCGATTGACGGTCTGTTCGGCGACACGCGAACCGCAAATCTGGTAGCCTACTGGCAGAGCATCGCGGCGCAGTATCAGATCCCCGTCATGGCGCAGTTCCACGGCTTTGATACCGAAGCACGAACGACCTTCCGCGTTCCGGTCGATACGCACAACATCGAAAAAGGTCTGATTAAAGTCAAAATCAATCAGTCCGAGCGCATGCGCGCTCTTCTGCGAAGCGGTGTGCAGCAGAATGACATGTACGATTATGTCATCCGCGATGGCATCAACCTGTCGGAGCAGGTCGTGACGCGCACGAAGGTTGCCAAGAACGAGCTGCTGGCAACGGGCAAGGTAACGATCAAGGAGAATAACCTCGACCTGACCGTTGATTACGGCGTGCCGTCCGGGCAGACCTCCAAGACGCTTGATCTGTCCGAGAGTGCTAACGTGCCGAAGCTGCTGCAAGCGCTGATCGATGAGGCGACCGACAACGGCGTGACGCTGACCGGCATTTACACCAGCAAGGCGAACATTACCAAAATGCGCAGCAATGCGGCGATTCAGAAGGTTGTGAACGGCAACGTTGGCGCTGGCGCGCTTGTCCGCGCAGACGCTTTCAACGCCTATCTCAATGAGGAGTTTGGCATTCAGCGCGTTATCGCAAACGATTTGACCTATGCGGTCGAAAATGGTGTCGGCGCAAATGGCCGCCCGAACAGAACGACGAAGCGCTACTACCCGAAAGATAAGATCACACTCTTCGCGGCGAATCCTGCTGGTCGTCTGGGCGAGGGCCTGTGGGGCGACCCGCCGGAGACTGACGCGGGTGCGTTTATGCAGGTCGGAGCGAGCGGCGCAAGCCCATATGTCTACGTTTCGCAGTGGATGGAGAAAGATCCGGCTGTTCTGTGGACAAAGGCAAGCGCACTCTTTATGCCGATGCTTTACAATCCGAACAGCCTGTATATCGCGTCTGTGACGGGGGAATAACGGAGCTGTCCGAAACGCCTACGCTTCAAAGCGCCAATCTTGGCGGCATGACAAAGGCTGAATTGCTGGCGTATGCCGCCGAGAAGGGCGTTGAGGGTGTCGGCAGCTCGATGAACAAGGCGGATATCGTGGCGGCGATCAAAGCCGCAGAAACGGAGCAAACCAATGCTTGAAGCGGTTTTGACGTATCTGCATAACTGGTTTCCCGTCAGGTGTGACACTGGGACGTTCACCATCGTTTCCGGCATCCCTGACGTTGACTTTTTGAAACCGGGGCAGTATTACCGTATCAAGGGCAGTGTGTTTTCCGACGGGCTGCACGTCTACCAGAGCGGCGAGACGCTGGCAGATGAAACCTTCGAGGGCGAAATCTGGGCGCTGGCGATCCCGAAAAGCGTCAAAGAGCTTGCGGCAGAAATCACCGCGTACACGGAGAAGAACCCGGTGACCGACAAGGTTTCTGAGAGTTTCGGCGGTTACAGTTACTCCCGCGCATCCGGCACGACTGGTGCGCCGACGGGCTGGCAGGGGGCTTTCGCCTCCCGCCTTGCCCCTTATCGGAGGATAAGCGATGATTAACGCAGAGCTGATCGAGAGGTTTTCACAGCCGTGCGTGATGCTGACGAAAAAGCGCGTTCCTGACGGGCAGGGAGGCTTTGAAACGAGTTGGGCGGACGGCGACGAGTTCGACGCGGCGATTGTCAAAGATCAGAGCTTGCAAGCGCGTGTCGCCGAGAAGCAGGGCGTTTCCAGCGTCTACACTATCACGACGGCGCGGGGCGTTGCGCTTGAGTATCACGAGGTTTTCCGCCGCGTTTCTGACGGGGCAATCTTTCGCGTGACGAGCGACTACACCGACAGCAGACCGCCTGATGTGGCGACGTTCGACTTTGAGCAAGTGACGGCTGAGAGGTGGGAGCTTCCGACATGACCGAGACGGCAAAGGCGCTATACAGCTTTTATTCCGGGTTCGGCATTGACGCATACCCGGAGAGCAACGTGCCGGAGGACGCGAAACTCCCATACATCACCTACACCGTCATTGAGCCGGACTGGCTAAACGCTGCAAGCCATCAGGCGCGGGTTTGGTATCGGTCGGAGAGCTACAAGGGCATAAATACCAAGGTTGACGAGATCACGAGGGCGGTGGGGGAACTTATAATGCTTCCGACTGCGAACGGCTATGTCGCCATTCGCCCCGCTGACCCGCTGGTGCAGTATCAGCCCGTCGCAAATCCAGAAATCAAAGTCGCCTATCTCAATTTTCAAATCAATTCGTATCAATCGAGGTGATATAAATGGGCAAACCTGTTACGGCTGTCAGACCGCAGACGTTCGAGCGGTTGCAGCTCAACGCGGGTGCTTTTCTCAAAAATTTTGACCTGAGCACCTACACTGAATACAACGCGCTCGAAGAAGCACTTTTCGCCGCCATTAAGGACGGCGCAAAAACGCTGGGCGCGACGCGAGGCGGCGGCACGTTTACCGCGTCTCCGACTATGCGAAGCATCGAAGCGGACGGCAAGCGGTATGAGTTCAAGGGCAGCACGGTGATTGACGCTTGGGATATCAAGCTGACCGCGACGCTCATGGAAGTCACGCCGGATAACTTCATGCTTGCGCTCGGAACGGCTGAGAAGACCGAGGACAAGTCTTTCACGACTGGCAAAAAGACCGCGATCAAACTGCGAACCAATATCGAGGACAGCGACTATATTCAGAACCTCGTCTGGTTCGGCAATACGTCCAAGGGGCTTGTCGCCATCGTGCTTGACAATGCGCTGAACAACACGGGCGTGACGCTGACTTTCAGCGACAAGGGTGAAGGCACACTCCCGGTCGAGTTCCACGCATATCAGGACACCGCGGAGAATAACGAGTACGCGCCTTGCGCGATCTACTTCTTCGACGAAGCGGCGCAGTAACAACACGCCGGGGGCTTTGCCTTCGGCGCTTTTCTTTTTTGAGGTGAGAAGATGAAACTTTCGGAAATGAACGGCGAAGAGCTGTCTATCTGTCTTTGCAAAATCGCGGAGCCGATTGAGCGGATCGGCTTTGACAAGAAGACAACGGAGACCTTCCAGAAAATCGCCGATTTGAGCAAAAGCGGCATGAACAACATCCAGCAGACCTCTATGATGATCGGAAAATTCGTTCCTCTGTTGCTTGGCGATCATCGGGAAGACACGTTCGCGATTCTGGCGGCAATCAACGACAAAACCGTCGAGGAAATCCGCAGTCAGAAGGGCATGCAGACCATCAAGGAGCTGAAAAACGCACTCGCAGACCCCGATCTGATGGATTTTTTTTCGTCGTCCGTGGGTACGGTCGGAAAGCTGTAACGGCGGCGATTTACAGGCACGGAGCACCACCGACAATCGCGGCACTCTCTGACCTTTTGGCAGATGATCGTCAAAAATGGCTGGGAGACGTGTACAGTGCAAAGATGCTTTCTATCATCTGTCAGGCGATGGGAAGCGAACCTGTGAGCTATGAAGAGTTTGTCGGGCTGGTGGAACAGGACAACCGGACGGGGCAGGAGATCATCAACGATCTGATCGCCGAACACGAGAGAAGGAAAAAAGCAAGAGGGGAGGGGTAAAGTGTGGATTTGTTTACGCTTGTAGCCAAGATTGGCCTTGATTCGAAGGAATACGAGCAGGGCATCCTAAAGGCTAAAAACGATGCGCAAACTGCCGCTCAGAGTATCGGGCGCTCGTCCGAATCCGTAAAGAATGCGGCCAAGGAAGCAGGAGAAGGCATCAAGAACGCGACCAAGGGAACGGAAAGCGCGACGAAGACGACAACGGAAAGAAATAAGACGTTGTGGGAACGCATGTTTTCCGCAGTCGAAAGCAACGGAAAATCGAAGATGGAGAGCCTGAGCGCGTGGACGCTTGCGAAGGCCAAGTTGATGGTCGACGGAATTAAAAGCGCGTTTTCCAAGATTTTTGAAATCGTGAAAAAGGCGATTGTGTCTTCCGCAGACAAAGAAGCCCTTGATTCTCTTGCAAGTCAAACGTTCGGCGAGCTGGAATCTGCCGCAAATGGCGCTCTTGACACGATCAGCAAGGACACAAACATTCTGGCCGGAAGACTTAAAGGCGTTGGCACGTCGTCCTTCATGCAGTTCAGGAGCGCAGGCGTTGGCGCGGCAGAAGCTATATCCATGATGGATAAATATGTCCGCCTCGCCGCTGACGGTGCAGCCGCGTATAACATCAGCGTTGAAGATGCTGACACAAGACTGAGATCGTTCCTTCGTGGAAATGTAGAGGCTGGCGATTCAATCGGTCTTCAAATATCCCAATCCACACGAGCGGCAAAAGCGCTCGAAGTATATGGAACAAAATGGGAGAAACTGACAGAAGCACAAAAGCAGAACCTTCTTCTCGGCATCGTAGATGAGATGTATACCGCTTCTGGTGTTATCGGACAGGCGGCAAGAGAAGGCCACGAATGGGAAACCGTGGTCGGCAATCTAAACTCCGCGCTATACGGAATAGACGGAATCATGCCAAAGATTGGCGATAGTTTCAGAACAAATCTGATTCCGGCAATCGAAAAAGCGACGGCTTTTCTCACCGACGAAACAATTCAAATGCGCGCCGGTATGCTTGCTGCAAGTCTGGCAGACGCGACAGGCTGGGTCTTTGACGGCGTTATTGATCTGTTGGACAAGATTCTGGCGTGGAGCAGCGGCGAAGAAGAGCCGAGCGACACCGCGCAGGCGCTCTTTGATATTGCCAGCTCGTTTGGCAATATTGCAGGCATGATCTTCACGGGTGTTGTGGACTTTTTAAAGCTGCTTTTCAATGGCTTTGACAAGGAGACGGCTGAAAACGTAGAGGGATTTCTTAAGGATTTCAGCGCATTTGTTGACGATCCCCTCTTTCAGACGGCGGCAACGGTTCTCGGCGGCATTGTTACTGCATGGATCGCCATGAAATCACCTCTTTTGATTGTTTCCGGCGTTCTTGCGTTGATTATTACGCACTGGGAAGATATCAAGCGATGGGCGGATAATGCGAAAACAGCGTTCACAAACTTTATCAATACGCACGTCCCGGAAGGGTTTATGAGTGGCGTGAGATCAGCACTTGAGGCAATCTCCGATTTGGTTTACGATATTAAATCCGCCTGGGATTCGTTTGTGGACAGCCTGAATACAACAAATGTCCAAAAGAGCGCAAAATCCATCCAAGAAGGATGGGATAACGGCGGTATTGCTGGCGCAGTATCCGCCGCGTGGGATTCTGCATGGTATAACCCCTCAAATTGGTGGAAGAAAAATACAGGCGGAGCAGGACGCAGCTTTGCAACCGGTCTTGATTATGTCCCCTATGACAACTTCGTCGCCAAGCTCCACGCCGGCGAAACCGTGCTGAATCGTGCCGATGCGACAGCGTACCGTGCAGGAATGACCGGAGGCATTAACCCGGAAAGCATCAGTCAAGCCGTCGCCGTTGCTGTACGCGAAGCGCTTGACGGCGTGGGCGTGTACATGGGCGCGGATAGAGTGGGCGATCTTGTGACGCAGCGCGTGAGCCGAAACATCGCAAAGGGCGCAAGAGCTATGAGGTATGCAAACGTATGATGACGAGATATGCCTGCCGGCTGAACGGCATTGATTTGTCGAGCATCGACCCGGCAATCTATGTGCTTGATGTAAGCACCGTTTCGCCCGTGCGCGATCTTGCGACGACACCACTTGCCGGACGAAATGGTCAAAGAATCACGAAGCGCACGACGAACAGCCTGAGCGTCGAGGTAAAATTCGAAATCCACGAGCAGAATACCGTTCACCGCGCCCTCATCGCGGAAAAAGTGACGGAGTGGGCGATTCTCGGCGGCATTCTGACGACGAACGACCGACCTGAAAGGCGGCTGCACGTCATCTGCGAGACCCTGCCGAACTTCTCCGCTCTGCGCTGGACAAGCAGCCTGACGGCGACGTTCACGGCTTTTGAGATTCCCTTCTGGGAGAGCGAGTTCCCGCAAAACGTGATGATTGATGGGAACGGCGAAGCTCAAATGATTGCGCCGGGCTTTGCAGACGATTCCCGCGTGTGGGCGAGCGTGACAAACGCCGGAACGGGCGCGATCACGGCCGTAGACCTGACAGCCGGACAAACCGCGCTGCACTTTTCCGGACTTGCGCTTCCTTTCAATTCAACACTTGAAGTCGGAACGGATGAGCACGGCGTTTTTTATGCGCGAATCGGAAGCGAGAGCGTACTGAGTAAGCGAACAGCAGAATCAAGCGACGAGCTGCGGCTTGAAGCCGGGAAGTTTGGCAAGCTGTCCGTCTCCGCGGATGGAAAAGCGAAGACGAGATTCAGCGTTAGGGGGTATTACACATGAGCGTAAGGCTTCCGCGCCTGCTTGACGCGCAGCTTCGCGAGGTGTGCCGCCTCCATCCCGTTACACTGTCCATCAACGAGCGGCTTGTACCGCCGCACGATGCTTCCATGACGCTTCCTCCGGGCGAGGGGGCGTCTTTTCACGCGTGGATGGAACTTTATACCATCGACGGCAGCGCGGGCTTCTACCGCGTGTCTGGCACATCTGAGAGCTATGTCAGCACGGGCGACGTTGACCTAGAGCACAGCGCGGCGATTCTCGGCGACGCGATCATTCCCGGCGAGGGGACGTACAGCGGAACGTGCGCTGAAGTGTTGACGGCGATTCTGACAAACCAGACGACGCTTATAAACGGTCAAAAGCCTTGGGTTCTCGGCGCATGCGCGAAAAGCGCAAGCATCGAATATGCGTATGACTGCAACAACATTCTGTCTGCGATGACGGAAGTGGTCGGCGACGAAAAAGACGGTTTCGCGCTCGAATTTGACGACACACACGGCTTCCCGTGGCGGGTGAACGTCGTATCGGTCGAAACAACCGCGAGTTGTGAAGGACGACTGAGCCGAAACCTTGAAAGCGTCAGCGTCTCGATATCTGATGATGAGTTCTGCACGCGGATTTACTGCAAGAGCCTACCGGAGCCGCACTACATCGACGGCACGACCGCCGGCGTATGGGGAATCATCACGAAGACGATCACAGCCGGAGAGGGTGTTACCGCTGAGAGCCTGAAAAGCTACATCACGCGATATCTCGAAGACCACAAAAACCCGCGAAACAGCATTGAGATCAACGGTGTTGATTTGGCAACTGCGACAGAAGAAAGCCTTGATTCCTTCCGAATCGGACGACTTTTTCGGCTTGCACTCCCTGATTACGGTGTGAAGATGGAAGAGCGAATCCTTGTGCGCAGCATCACCGACGTTTACGGCGACCCGCGTGGCGTAAGATTGACGCTTGCCAGCAACATTCGCGACACAGCAGAAGACCTCGTGCGGCTGGACAACACCGTTACAGGTGGATCGTCACAAAATAGCACGCGAAAGTATGTTGGAAGCAAGGGCACCGGCTTGTCCAAAACGTCTGTACTCGGCATGCTTAAAAAAACCGATTCCTTCACAAGCGCAACGGAAGCGTGGGTTAAAGAGGCGGGCGTAAAGATCGAGGCGAATCATGCCGACCTATACGCAACAAAAACAGCAATCACGGGAAGCTGGAAGGAAAACGTCGAAAACATCGATGCTCTGATAACCGCCACAACCGACAATGGCGGCTTGGTTGCAATGATTGTTGGGCGAAAAACCAAAACCGAGGAAATCAATGCGGCAATCAAAGCGACGACAGAAGGCGGCGGTCTGATTACACTGAAAGCAGATGCTACGGTCGTGACCAGTCTCGGAAAACGTGTCAGCGGCGCGGAAATTGCGATTGATGGCGCAAACAGCCAAATAACACTGAAAGCAGATAAAGTTGACGTTGACGCACTTATCACGGAAGTGAATGGCTTGAAAACCGGTGGCGTAAAAGCCAAAGCTCTACACACTGAACGTCTCGTCGTCACGGAAGGCTATATACATATCGGAGATAAGGACGGCACATGGAACACACTGGATGTTTGTACCGGAGTACATTTTAGTACAACGAATCGATATTGCAAAAGCCCATCTGATGTGACGATAACAATCAAAGAGATTTCGAACGTTTGGGGAGATTTTGAAACCATCAGATTTTTGGGAGGTATCGTAAATGATGGGCAAAGTGTTTGACGAGATGCTAAACGCGCTCAATAAAATTAGCGTAAAAGGTGAAGACGACGCGGCGCGAATACTGTGGTTATGCGACATTGTGCGTAAACTCAAGAGCATGGTAAAGGTTGAAACAAGGGAAATTAAGGAGGAATCCTGCAATGAAGGTGCGGACACCTGACAATAGAGACTGGCCGGTTAATTGGGTTTCGACAGCGATCATGCCGGACGAGATCTGGCTCAATATGAACGTTGGCGAAAACCGAATTCCCGCTTTGGCAAAATCATTTGACGGGTGTGAGCGGTTGGATGTGACCAGAGTTGACGGCGGAGCGATACAAACGCTTGAAGGCTATGCACTATTGACCCACGTGATGCTTGACGGCGGAACGATAACTCTGCGCATGCGGCGAAGGGAGGCGAACTGATGCTTCAGACGATTAGTTTTGAGACAGACATGGAAGACGGCGTCAAAATGCAACGGCTTGGGCGGCTTTTTGCAAGCGGAGATAAAGCAGCGCACACATTCAAAATCAAAGTCAAGGGAGCTGATTTAAGCGGTTATTCCGCCGATGGGTACATGATTCGCGCAACCAACGATACAGTGCCCATCTCCGCAATTGTAGATGGCGATATTGTCATCGCAACATTGCCCGAGGCGTGCTATATCGTCCCGGGAAGTTTCAGTTTGATTTTTTGTGTCAAAAACGAAAATGAACGAACGGCGGTTTTTTGGAGTGTTGGCACAATTACGCGAAGCCGAACCGAAACCATCATCGACACGGAAAAAAGAATACCGTCGCTCGACGAACTGCTTGCACAGCTTGATGCGCTGAAAACCGCGACCTCAGAGGCTCAGAAAGCGGCGGCGGCGGCAAATGGCGCCTATCAAAGAGCAGATGCAGCCACTGAGCAGGCTACCGCATCTGCGGCGAGTGCCAATGCAGCCGCACAACGTGCCGACACAGCAGCCAAGGGGTGGGAGAATGATAAGGCATCCGATTCGGCAAAGCTCAATGGCAAAGCACCGGAATACTACATCCGAGCGCGAAATCTGTTGGACAACAGTAATTTTTTGAATCCGATAAACCAGAGGGGCAAGTCTGTATATGAAAGCGGTTTTGGCATGGCGATTGACCGCTGGTATCTGGGACACTCGGCGGCAAGCTCCGGCGGTAAGGCATCTCTGACAATTTACAAAGGCGGTATAAGCATCCGGAACACAACCGGAGAGGCGCAAAGCTATGCTTATATACAGACCCGTGTTGCTAAAGAGGAAGTGGTAAACGGAAAGGCATATACGTTTGCTTATAGGCGTAACGACGAAATTGTGTTGCTGACTCTGTCGTCGGAACATGTTGCAAACGATATCGAGCAATATGGATTTTTTCCGTTATCCATTGAAAACAAAAATATAAACGAAGCAAACATCGAATGGGCTGCTTTGTACGAAGGAATATATACGGCTGAGACCTTGCCGCCATATACGCCGAAGGGATATGCGGTGGAAATGGCCGAATGCAAGAGATATTACGAGAAGCTGTCCCCAAACGCGATGCTTAAAACAACAGTTCACGCTGATTTTTATGAATTACTTATACAATATATAGAAAAGCGCATTGATAAGCCAACTGTAACGTATGTCGGCAATAATATTGCTGGAATTGATAATATCGGAAAATCATCGTGCAGATTTTACAGCAACGTCATGTCCGGCAATTACGTTTCAACGGTCGAGATAACTGCGGATTTGTAAGGACGGTGAAAAAACGTGCAGATTAAACCATTTGGGGTGCTGGTCCGAACTGACAGCAAAAACCGCGTGACAGCCATCAACAGCAGCGGGTTTGCCGAGGGCAGCGGCTGGATGCAGATCGACGAAGGATATGGTGACAAGTACCATCACGCGCAGAGCAATTATCTGCCGATGCCACTGACGGATGAGCGCGGCGTGTACCGCTACAAGCTCGTGGACGGGCTGGTTGCGCAGCGGACACAGGCCGAGATGGACGCGGACTTTGACGCATTGCCCGCACCGCCGCTGACGACTGAGGAGCGCGTGAACAACGTGGAGCAGCGCACGGACGCGCTGGAATCTGCAAACGACGATCTGATTTTGATGATGGCTGATTTGATTGGAGGATAAAAAGATGAAAACTTTGAACGCTTTGAAGCTGCGCATTATGACCCGTGCGTTTAGAATCCGCATTGCCAACGGCGAGGATTTTGCCGATATCGCGGCGGATTATCCCGCACTGACCACAGACGACCTGGAAGCCATCCGCGAAGCGCTGAACATGGGCTGACGAGGGAGAGATCGTGATGCGTGATATCATTCTAGCGCTTGACCGTTTTGGCGATCAAGCGCTGCTGCTTGGCCGCGTCGGCGAAAATCGCGCGACGCGGATATTGATCAATCTCAAAAGCATATTGAGCCAGTATCCGGATGCTATTGCATCGATCACGGTCAAGCAGCCTGACCGGGCGGAGTATCCGGCGGCGGTGAAACAAGAGGGCGGTATCCTGACGTGGGAGATCACGAGCGCGGATATCGGCAATAAAGCCGGAAGCGGGCAAGCCCAAATCACAATCCAAGACGCGGTTGGCACGATCATCAAAACTGAAATTACAACCACGAGGGTTGCGGAATCGCTGGGCAGTCCGCAGTCACCCGCGCCAGACCCCGTGCAAGCGTGGGTGGATTCAGCTGCGGCACAGCTCGGCAAAGTTATTCAAGCGGGCACCGATGCGGCAAATGCGGCTAAAAATGCCGAAACCGCGACAGAATCGTGTATCACAGCCACAAGGGAGAGTGTGGAAGCAACATCAGATGCAACGGCGGCGGCGATTGAAGCCAAAAAAGCAGCAGAATTGGCGGGGCAGTTAGCCAACAAAAACGGCTATTTTTATGTCGAGGGGCGCGCCGACGGAAAACTATATCTCATAACTTCCGACGCTGCACCGCCCGATTTTACTCTAAGAGACAACGGAAAAGGGGTGCTGATCGCAATCTATGGCTAGAGAGCAGGAGATTGGCGCGTATAGCGCCTATGCAATAGCCGTCAAACATGGCTATGTAGGGACAGAAGAAGATTGGATCGAAGAGCAGGAGCGAAACCGCAAAGCGTCCGAGCAAGCCGCCTCCGATGCGGAGAGCGCAAAGACGGCTGCGGAAAAAGCCCAAAAAGCGGCAGAGAGCAGCGCGGGCGGCGCGGCGGGAGAAGCGCAGAAGGCGCAGACGAGTGCGGCACAGGCGGCAAGCAGCGCGGCATATGCGGG